GTGTTTTCAGGAGATTACTTACAGAGTGATTTTCGTTACGAAGATGAAAAATCTGGTGTTCTTACTTTTCTCAAAATTCTCGCCAATATGCCAGAGGACTTTAAAAGAATCGACTTTCAGATTGAGGATGTTGTAAGGTCGGGGATTGTCAAAAGATACCTTTTTTCAGAACACGAACTGCGTCAGAGAGGTCAAATCTAGCCTCCAAGTTAAAATAACCTTCTTAATAACTTGCTTAATTAAGAGGGTTTTGTATATAATAGTCCTACCATAATATTAATACTTATGAATGAACAATGGATTTTATATCAAACGACTAACAATATTAATGGCAAGATTTATGTAGGAGTACATAAACTTGCTGATAACTATAGGTCTAAGAATTACCTTGGTAGCGGCGATAACTTACAAAAAGCTATCAAAAAATACAAGAGAGAAAATTTCACAAGGATTACTTTAGCAGAATTTAGCTGTTTTAAAGATGCTTATGCTGCTGAAGCGGGAATGGTAACTGAGGAATTTATTAAGCGCTCAGATACTTACAATATGAGTCTAGGTGGTTGGGGAGGAGTTAACCTTACTAAAGAAATGAGGGCTAAACTTATTGCCGCCAATACAGGTAGAAAAGTAAGTCCAGAAACAAGGGCTAAGATGGCAGAATCAGCTAAAGGGAATAAAAGTCATCTAGGTAAAAAACATAGTGACGAAACAAAAGCTAAGCTAAGTGCTATGTTTAAAGGTAAGACTGCTACGGAAGAAGTTAAAGCGAGGATGAGTGCTGCAAAGACAGGAGTACCTCTCAGTGAGGAACACAAAGCAAAAATTAGCGCTCGTATGATGGGAAATAAAATCACCCTCGGCAGAAATCACAGCGAAGAAGCTAAGGAAAAATTAAGTATTAGTAAGGGTACAGCTATAGTAGTAAATGACAAATATTTTCCGTCCGCAGCTTCGGCTTCTACACATGAAAAAATAAATCATTCATCCATATTAAGAAGAGTGAGGTCTGAAGACCCTAAATTCGCAGACTACCGATTTGCAACCGACGCGGAAAAAGCGGCACACTCACTAGAAGCGTCCCGCCTATCCACTTAGTACTTTTTGCTATCTTCAGGTTGCGGAGATGGCTCTTTAACAGGCTCGTCCTCGTCATCATCTTCATCCCAGAAGACCTCGCTCATTTCTAGTAGTTGGAACAATAACGAAAGATGTTCCGACACTAGTTCACTATTCTTCTCACTCAAATCCACCAAAGCCAGTCCCTGAGCCTTCTCGGCAATTTTTATTTGATTCGCTGTCAGAGTTGTAAAATCTATATCCATGTTATGACCTGCAAGGTTTTATTTATTGTACCCTAAAAATAGCTTTTCAACTGCGGAAATCCCAAAGTCAGCCATTCGTAAACTGAAATATCATCAAAATTATATCTTCGCTTCGGCAACGGCTGCACAAAAGGCTCAAAAGTCTCGGCACTGCTCGAACTGATATACACACCATTACAAAGCCCCAAAACCCCTAAGCAAACTGTGAACGGGTTAGTGTTGCTGGCTGGCGTAGTCGCATAAGAAACTGTCGTGTTGATGTCTCCACTATTGACCCGCAAACGTAGTTGTGAACTTGTTTTTTGCACCCACAGATGATTCCAAACATTTATGCTCGGAACCCACGAAGTCGAAATAACTGCTGAACCGTTAATTGACACCTCAAGATTATTCGCCACAGTCTTTCTAAGAGCAAACACACCATTCTTTTCTGCCAAGACGACCAGCCGACCCGAAGGATTCGTGGTGAAATATATAAAAGCATTCAGTGTAAACTCATTAGGAAATACTACTCCCTCGTAAGATATAGATGTACTTGACCCTGCTACTAAACATTCCGTGCCAAAGAGCTTATTTTCTGACTCGTATTCAATTCCCGACATCGAAGCTATTTTTGAATTGCTGCTCTGGTCACTCAGCCGCCCATTAAAATCTAAGTGTAGGAGGCTCGAATTATTACTTGGGGATACATATGACATTAAATCTACTGCAACGTCTGGAATCCTCAAAACGAGACTATTAGAATAAATGATAGAATTTGGCTTGAGAGTTGTAGGAATCGAAATATCCGCCTCGAACCAAATATTGTTGCTTGCATCAGTAATTCTTGCGAGATTTATTGTGCTATTAATACTCGGTAAAGTCTGCGTGTTACCATACTCGAAAAATATCTCGCCAAGTGTGCCAATTTCGCGCTTCGACCACTTAGCGGCTGTCAGTGAGATTGTGGCTTGTAGTGCGTTGCTGTTGTTGTAATACTTGGCGCTCAGCGCGCTGGGAAAGAGCGAAGCTGTACCTTTGAATAGTAAGTTAAGTATAGCGTTGCTAAGCGTAGCCGTGCCAAAGTCCAGTGTCAGTGTTAAGCCTGTACCAGAGTAGAGAGTTAGTTCGCTGCCAGCCTCTATGGTGACATCAGAAAATGCAGCATTAGCAACGATAATGCCGTCAGAGGTAGTAAGGCGGAGGTAGAGGGGTAACGCATAGTCAATTAGAGCGAATCCGAAGTTGATGTCGAGTTGATTGGTCAGAGTATTGGTTGTGACGCTCCAGTAGCTTGCGTCTAATGATAGCGCTGAGATGCCAAACAGTGTGTTGGTGATATTAGCTCCGCTTGTGTCGTGCAGGGTCGCTAGGATAGACAAAGAAGCGGCTGTGATGGTCTGCTGCTTAATTACTTTTTCTGTGATGTCAACACAAGTGCTGAAAAGTGTGGTCATAAATATAGTTTAACATCTTATACCCTAAGACAGATGCAAGTAGTTGTATCTACCTGCTATATTGCTTTCAGTTGCATAACTATGTAGTTTGTTACACTACTTACTCAGAAGGGACTCAATCTTGCTGAGTGAGTTTATGTTATCTTTAAATTCCGACATGAATAAAAAAACTGAAACCCTTTTAATTGCCCTAGCCAACCACTTAAACATTACACAAGACGATTGTTTAGAGAGATGCGTTAAGCTTTGTTCTCGTATGCACGATGAAACTTTAAAAGGTAAGAAAATTATCTATTTTACCCCAAAAAGTAACTCTTATGGAGAAATAAAGTTTTGATTACGAGAATCGAAGGCGAACGTAACTTTCTAGCTTTTATAGAAAATGCGCCTAAATTGACCTTAGACGAGGTTAGGGTTAAGTTAGAAGGTATTGGGTATTTCGGTACGTTTAAGGTCGTGGGAACGCATAAACCCGTTAATCTGCTGCATCTCTACTATCCTGAAGTGCAGCGTCAAATATCTTTGCATGAAAATAGAGACAACCTTTTTGCGGAGGTTAATTATGAAAATAATGTGTTGTATATAGACAGGCGTACCGACTCTGGAGATTTAATTGAAACTGCTTACAAACAGGGCAATTTACCTTCGAGCAACAACCTAACTCTTGATGATATAGAGTACATTGTAAAAGGCATTATCGAGGAACTGCATTATCTGGAAAAATCTCGTGATAAAGAAGATTGCTATTTTCAATGCTACGTCCGTACTTTTGCTAAAACACTCCGCGAAAAACTCTACACTAAAATTGAGTCTGACTTTTCAAAACGTATTTCCCTAGAAAGGTTCTTTATAAGAGTTATCTCTAAGCTTGGCGATTTTGGTTTGCTTGATGTTTTGTATTGGAGTGATGAGCAAGAGGCTGAAAGAGTTGCCGAGATTTTTTATAAGACTTGGATTTTACCACAGGTACTAGATGTTCCTGACGTAGATGTTTTAGTGCCTACACTTTTCCCCAATTATATTAGTAGTTACGCTTAATAACTTTTCTAGCTTCCTCTAGTGGTACAGGCTCTTCCATCATTCCACCATAACCTTTGTACGGGTCTTTTTGATAACCGAGATAACCAGATGCAGAAGCGGCTCCATCTGAAGTTGGTCTAATTTCGGAATAGTTGTTTGATTCAGTTCTCACTTTGTTGCTTACTAGAGGCGGCTTAGATTCATATCCTTTCATTTCTCGTCTATTTTCACGACCCCGTTGTAAGGTCGATTTTGAGGGGTATGGGTAGTCTTTCAAATACTTATCACCTGCTACCTCACCTCCTGAAAGTTCCCAACGTTTTTTCAATAATTTGTTGCCAGTCCCACCACCTCCAATTTCAGGTAATGCGCGGTTCTCTAAGTAATCATCTAGTTTCTTTTGGTTGTATTGTTTTACGAGTGCTGCTTTTTCTGGTGTATTAGGCTGATAATAAGTAAGCCTATTTGCTTTAATTGGGTTTCTGGGGTTAGGGTCATCTCTGCCGTACAGCTCCATTCTAGCGTCAGATAAACTCATAGGTTCGCCAAAAGTCTTTTCAGCTTGATTTACTTGGGCTATTTTCTTTTTTGCTCTGTTTGCTGTTCTTGTAGCGCCGAAATTTACGAAATGTTGCATAATTACTTTCTCTGTGATATCTACGCAAGTTGTGAAGAGTGTGGTCATTGTTATATCTTACCACAGGAGCATTGCAAAATTAGCACCCTGAATATACACTAGCTAAACAACTTAAGATTAAATCATGCAAGACACACTAGAATCTCTCGAAGAAGCCTTAAGCAAGAACTATGCTATCACTGAGTACCTCAATCAGCAACAGAAAGAAAATAACGAGAATTTCGTAAAGCTGATGCGTAAAAAGTGGTGGATACTCAATCCTGACATTGTTGAGATTTCGTATGTTGCTGTTTATAAAACAGATTACTCAACTCATGACCCCTCTTACCCGTATATAGCTTGGCATAGCATGATGGATATTAATGGTGAGGATGTTCTTTGGAAAGATGCTGTCATGAATACTAACGGTTATCCTGCACTTGAGTCGGAGATTACTGACGAGGAAACTGTGATTACTATTCGGAATCCATATTCTCAATCGCCGAAGGGCTAGAAGAAAATATCCGAGAAGAAGAAGAAGTAGAAGTATAAAGGAGATATTTAAACTATTAGCACCAAGGCACTGTAAGGTTTTCAGTGTATTTTAGTGTTAGCAAAACAACTTATTAAATTAGCAAAGTAGCCCATACAAACCTAAAAAATTATAAAACAGCCCTATTCGGTTAGCACTCTAACAGCAAAATCACTGCTAATAGGTATGCTAATATAATAATAGGAAACTAATTAAATAAGTATGGAAGATAATTTAGCTCTCGTAGCACAAGTAGAAAAAAGCCTGTGGCGTAACCCTACAGATGAGGAGGGTGTTTTGCAACTGTTTAGTGATGCCGATAGACCATTAGCTAGTGTCCTTGTAGGTGGTTTTGTCAGTATGCAAAAGCAGATGGCGGAAATCAAATCGCTTATCACTACTATTGCAAGTAACAAGACCAACTCAGTAACACCGACAGAGTTAGGTATGTTCTTCAGCATGGACGCTTACAAGTACCTTATTGAAGACTTTAGCCTTATAGAGGACAAAGTGGCTTACAAAGGTGAAATATGCGGTCAGAGTGATTCGGTGATTTTGCAGTTATCTATACGGCTTGAAGATTTCTTTGGTTCTAAGGATGTTCACTTTGCTAATTTGTTCAAGGGATTGCGCCGAGCTTTGACTAAACGTGGTAATGTATTGCAAGATTATAAACTACTCCTACAAAATGAGCTAGATGAGTATTTCAATCAACACAAGAAAGCAAAACGAATTAAGTTCAAGACTATCGCAGACATTTTTTCTGAACTGCCAGACATGACAGAGCAAAAACTGAAACTGTGGCTTGAAGAATTAGGTTACAGACCTAAGCCCGATGTAAACCGAGTATTGTGGTATACAGACAAATAAAATGACACAAACATTTGTACGGTTAGAAGACTCTAAAGGTTCTGAGATTCTATACTTGAATTTACCAGAAATGCGAATTGAAGAAATTACCGATAGAATATCTATCACTAGTTACAAGGGTAACATTGGTATACTTTCCGAGCTATCTTTACCTTTAGATTTTGTAAGTTATTCTGGTGCTTTAGGTGATTTACTTATCCAATACAAACTAGAAAATTTATATAAAGTTAGTGCAAACTTAGCAGAGAATATTTTGTGGTTATCTTGTAAAGCTAAACCGTCTTGCTCTGTAAGTTTTGAAATGGTTCCTTTGACCTCTAACCCTCTCTTCAGGACTAAGAACGCAAAAACAGTAGCTGCCAGACTATTCCACGACTTACTGATTAAGATGGATAAACTAGAATCAGCTTTCCGTGTTTATACCGATTACCTACAGGAAAAATAAATACCCTGAACAACAAAGTAATCACAAACTTCCGCGACCATCCATCCCTCCGTTTCAATGACCCACAATCTGTTT